CGCTTGATTTATATTATCGGGAGCATTTGTTGCTCTGTCTGCAATGGTCATATTAACTGAAGTACCGTCATTGGAGTTTACGCTGTCATCTGGTATTGTCCAATTAGTGCTGAACGTAGCACCTTCACCCATCCTATAATAGGCTACCAATCCTGATTCGGCTGATAAATCTGATGGCTTCCCAGAATTGTACAAAGCCGAAGGAGTCTTAATCTCATCAAAGATGGAAATTTCATCCATGAATCCTTGAATCTCATATACCGGAGTTGCGCCACCTATTGAATAACTGCCTATCGTTAATCCGTTAGAAGAATCTGCAAAAGTCTGCCCACCACAAGCTAAAGCCCCAGCAATTTGCACCCCATTCCAATAAACGGTTGCCTCACTTGTACTTGCATCCGTATAGTCCATAATAATACAAACGTGATACCACGTATCAGCTACAAAAGAAGGAGGTGTCCATTCCTGAGCTACATAGGGAGTAGTGCCATCTGTTGATACAATCCTAACTTTTGAATTACTACGCCATTGTATAACATAGTTATTCGGGCTGGAGCCTGTCCAATAGTTTGCAGAAGCTATAAATCCCACATCAGTAGTGGGTTGCGTTGCATCTAATCTCATCCAAAAGGATATAGTAGAATCTCCTGATATAGTTGGCCCTGCTGGGGTTGTTACATAATCATCCACCCCATCAAACTCCATAGAATACTTTGAGTAATTATCCAACTTCATCTGGTCTGGCAGCTCCCAAATGCTATTAAAATATGTTCCTGAATCTCCCATCCTCCACCACGCAACAGGAGTAGTTCCTAACGCTGTTTTTAAATTGCTCGGTGCTGTTGCTAGTGTCGCTACATCTGCTGCTGATAGGGCTGTGTTCCAAATGGATACTTCGTCTATGTTGCCGTCAAAATAGCCCGATGAACTTTGCCCAAATCTACCGATGGCACACCCTTGTTGAGCGTTAGGGTTATCTGCCCTGTGTGCTGAACCATCATTTACACCATCTAAATAAATAATGTAATCCCAACTTCCTGTACTTCCTGAACGTGTTAAAACTACATGATACCACGTTGAGATACTTAAAGCCGTCGTGCTTGTCACAGCAACCGCAGCCCCATGTGCCAATGCGCTCAGTTTTCCAGCAGTTCTATTTACCTCAAAAGCGAATTGAGATATACTTGCTGAAACATTACAATCCGCTACAATAATTTTAGTACCAGCAGCAACAGTATCTAAATTTATCCACGCTGAGATAGTCATTTCTCCCGTTAAGTTCAATGTTGCAGGTTTATCCAATCCGATATCAACATAATCATCTACACTAAAGTCTAGCGAATACGTATTGGGAAATGATGGTGCAGCGGATACAAGCCTTCTGGATGCACTCACACCTATGCCTATGCCTAGCTTCATTACGTGTCTTTCCTGTAAGCTATCACCTGGCCAGAAGTAACTGCAATAGACTTAAACCATCCATAAACTATTATTCCCTCTGCTCTATCCCGAGAGGTCAAAGCATCACCATTTCTTAAAGTTGCTGAATAGGTGGCAGATCCGCCATCTGATTGAATTGCCACCCAGTTACCCGACTCTGATCCTGATACCTCATCAAAGCCATCTAGTGCAAATTCTTGTTCACTTGTTGCCATTATATATGTAGTTTAAAATGTTTATGGCGAAGAGGCGAATTGATACAAATATACAATTTTTAGTTACTCATATTAACATACCTTAAACTGCACATCCACTCTATTGTGGTAGCAGCCACACCAGTAACCGAAACCCGTACATCTCTTGAGCTGACAGTAAAAGTAGCATTCCAGGCAGCATCACTCTCCTGAGCGTGTACGGATGTGACTGCACCCTGCAAGGTAGCTGAACCACCACCCGTTCTATAAGCAGTACATTCTATGTGATAACTAGCTCTCTGAGATCCATCACTCTTTACCCCTACCACATAGGCACTTATCATATATGTGTTCTCATCTTCTAGCGTTATGCTATCGGTGGTTGTTTGAGTTGCATCTGTAGTCTGAACCTCTACGCCATCTCTTGTTTTCCACCCATCCTGCTTCGTTCCTTTGCCTATTGTCGTACTCTTATGTTCCAGGCCATCCTTAGTATTTTTAAAAACTGCTGTACTCGCTAAAGCTGCCTTCGCAAAAGTATCTACACCATCCTTTATCTGCCACGTAGGACTATTGGAAATTATAACCATCTCTGATATCCATTGGCGCGTTGTGTCCACACCTATGTTCCCCCTTCTTATGGGAGACTGCCCGATATCAAACTTACCTGCGATTGGGAATATATATGCTGTTTTAATGTCTACTATATAGGTAACAACCCCCTGAATGGTAGCAATCGCAGTAGGCTCGTTTTCTAGTAGATCCCCTAAAGCATATCCGGTAGCTTTAACGTGCTCATATTTTATCCCCGTTGCTGCATTGTTTCTGGCCACTACATTAGCAGCCGTATATCCTACCGCATTAATCTCAATGTGTTGTATGTTTCCATCATAGTAGTCTGTCTGGTCAGTACCGATAAAAAGGTTCGCAGAACTGCCAACCAGATTGCCCGTCTGTGCTCGTGAATTGTCCAGAACTCCGTCTATATATATATATTGATTTATTCCATTATATATACACGCAATAGTCTCATACGAACCAGTAGAGATGGATACGGTTCCTGTTAGTGTTTGTTCTGCACCCCCGATATACACTTTAAATACTACCTTGTCCGAAGCATTTATACGAACCTGAAAATGCTGTGATTTAAAAACCAATACACCCTCCTGAGAAGTTGTGAGGTTTTGTTCTATAAATATATCTAGTCTATCAGTACCCCCTATGTCTGCAATATTTCCAAAGTCTAGCTCAGTAGTGCTTCCATCAAACACCCCTGCTTTTCCCAAGTCTCCATCCACCACAGAGAAACCAGTAATTGCAGATACAACATTGCCGTTGCCCGAGTAATCATATACATTCGTTGCATCATTCTCATTAAAATTATAAATCGCTATCATGCTGGATGATCTTCGCTAGTGCTGCTTGATGTTTCAGCATCGTTTATTTTTAGTATTGGACTTGAGATAGGCGCGTATAAAGTTGCTGCTGTAATATTACTCTCTGCTATTTGGTTCTGATGTATTCCTACTTCGTTCTCATCATACGGCCCCGTATCATCGTTACCCGTATCAAAAAAATCATCCTTCACATCCGTAAATTCATCAGTTATAATAGTAATAGTCGGAGAAAATGCTTTTATCTCTAGTAAATCTACATGGGTTTGCTCATCTATCGGATTAAATGTTGCATTATTTTGAAGATAGAGTAGGCTATCTGTGGACTGTAGAACATTATAAAAGTCAAAATCTCCAAATAAAGTGCCTGATACATTTCGTCTATGCGTACTGTAATATTTAGAATAAGGATCAATAATCAATACCATTGCTGCACTATCGGTAGTTCCAGGTGCACCCCTCCTGAACCATAGATCAGTCTTGACATAGTCTGCTCCGGGCTTTGCTTTAAAAGAATTTTTTACAGATACGTGTCCAGCATCCCCCAGAGTAATAGGAATGATTAGCCGTCTATCTCTTACATTTGTATTCGTGCTTACTATTACTTGCTGATTCAACATAGTTTCATTATCTGGCAATATTCTGTAACTAATGGAGTGTAATGTTATTAATTCACAAGTAAGAAAACCACTATGTAGTGTCGGATTTACTGGCGTGTACATCTTCACTGTTATATCATTTACAGAAGTCTCAGGAAAGGGGGGCAGCTCTACATTTGCATCTATATTGTATTTAGTTTTAACCTCACTATCTAGCTGAAATTTTCCTGGCCCATTATCCTCATTCTGAGAAGAATCAGTTATGGCCGGATTAACAAACTCCACATGGGAAATTCCAACAGCTGTAAGTGTAAACGTACCATTATGGATGGAATTATTCGCCCCAGCCACACGAATCACATCTCCTATTACATATATATCATCCAAATCTGTACTGTAACCATCATCAGTAATGTGTACCGTATTAGCAGAAAAAATCTCGTAGCGTATAAATCGGATAGGAATCATATCAGGAATAGTGCCATATATAGCTATGTGGTCATCTCCTATATTGAATGTTTGGAATACACGTATCCAAGTAGTTTCCGGATCATAGCCAATCGTATACGCTGTTACCCATTCTAAAACATTGGTAATAGGGTTATGCTGTATCTTGTAGCTCCCTATTGTTATCTCAAAATAAAATTTCACCGTATACATCATCCCATATTCTGCTGTTCTGGGAAAGATGTTTTTTAAGTGTATTTTACCTAAAATCTTTAAAACGGATGTATCGTTTGTGGTAGTAAAAAGGTTTTGATAAGTAACAGTATTGCCCACCGTATCTAGCGGAGTTATGCTACTGGTTATGTCCAGAACAGGGGTAGTAATAAGCAAAGGCTCTAACAACCCAACATTCTCATTTACATACGACTTTTTATTGCTTCCAGCATAATCCGCAGTTAAAGAGAAGAAATCAAATCTATTCGCAGCAGGTGCTCCCGTCTTTAATAAAAAAGTCCAGTCCTTTATTAATTGGTCAGCATCATTTGTCGGTGGCTTGTAATCATAACTATATACTATCTCACTATATACGTCTTGTATCATCAGCTCCTGGTCTACCAATATCCAGCGGGGGCCAGTGCCAGAATTTATAATGCTCTTTCTAATAGTTACGGTTCCCGTTGTGTCAATCGTTTCGCTCCCTGCCAAATAATCTATAAAAGCAGGACTGGCAGTCTCTGCCTCTTCTATACGAAAGATATGCCATTTATTATCGGACTGATATATAGTGGAGCCCGTAGCAATAAGTATCTTCCTTAAAACATCTAAGCACATCATTCCCTCATCATTGCTTATATTCTCATTAAAAACTCTGAATGCACTCTGATCTATATATGTAGTATTCATAAAACCATTCGCCACGATATCGGAGTAATCGTTCACAGTAGCTATTCCAGATATTAAATTACCTCCCGTTTCAAACTTCTTAAATCCCAATATTCCCAACCCATCAGAGAAACGTAGCTGCACCTTATAAGGAACATCCGTATAAGGCTCTTGATAATTTTCCACCACTTGAATACCCTGCCACCAAATAGCTCCATTCTTTTTTATAATCAGAACAAACTGAAACTCGGATGGTGTAAAAAAACTGGAGAACTGAAAATTTGTTTCTGCTATCAGGTTTACAGTAACCTCACTAGCACGTATAGGCTCATATAGTTCACCCCCTTTATAAGAACGAATAAAAGGCACTCTGTCTGCCTTTACGCTGCTGGATGCCCCCCCGTAACCCTCTTCATGGATTTCAATCTTCCATATGTTGTTTATTGCAGTATCTCCACTAAAGGTTAAATTATATCTTTCTCCCAGAGCCATTTACATACCTTGTATAAATCCCCTATTTCCCCTGACTCTGTTTAGGACTATCTCAATATCCTCTCCCCTTAGTTTAATAGTATGTGTAAATCCCATTTGATTGCCTCCTATTAATCCCTGTAACTTATCCAGAGGTGCAATTACTTCGGGATTTCTCCTGGAACTCCCTGCACCCTCTCCTACCATTGCTAGTGTTGGGCCAGATACCAGTCCACCTTCTGCAAAAGAAGGAATAGCAGCAAACGCAGCCAATACTCCACCTACCGCAGTAGCTATAAAGGCCGGAGTGGTCACTATAGCAGCAGGGCCAGTAGCAGCACCAGAGGCAGTTGCCCCTGATATTGCTTGTGCTATTGCTTGTGAGAGCATCATTGAGATTAGCTTTATTACAGTCTGTAATATTCCCTGCTTAAACCTATCAAATCCTGTCTCAGCTTCTCCAAAAGAAGCTACTATCTTATTTGAAAGCCCCTGAAAAGCATCACCAACAGCACCACTTACCGCAGAACTAACAGCATTTAACTGCTCTTGTTTTCGTATTGTCTGATCTATTTGTTGGTCTAATCCTTGATAGGTGACCTTTAAAGCCTCTATCTGTTCCTGAGATAGTTTTCCTGTTGCAATCCCCTCACTCATTGCAGCCCTAAGAAGCTGCATCTTTTGTTTCAAGACCGTCAATCCATCCTCACCAAACAACTTAGCCTCTTCATTAGCCAGTTCAAAATCCTGCCTTAGTCTCATAAGTATAGGCATAGTGTCCTGCCCACTCACAGCTTTAGCCATTGCAGTCTGCACACCCTCTGCCACACCTATTGCTACAGATGTTCCCAGCTTTTTGCCCGTATCTTTCATGGCCTTATTAGCCTCCTCCAGGTCAGCATCTGCCACCTTACCAGCCATTTCAGATGAGAATGTATTGACGAACTCTGTAGCCACCCCTTCGGTAAACAACTTTCCTATCTTAACAGCTGCCCCTGCCAGTGGATTGGTTTTTACGAGATTTTTACCAGCCTCCTTTAACAGCTCTGGGATAGCTGCAAAGTCTCCTGTTAATACCGCTGAGATAATACTTCCTATACCTTTGAACATATTTACAAAAGCCATAGGAACCTCTTTAAAAGCGTCTATAATTAATTCAGGTATTAACGCAAAAGAATCCACCATGTTTTTTCCTATCATCTTTATTCCAGCCCACGCAGCTACAAAAGCAGATGATATTTCATCCCAAAAAACTACTATCGCAGTAGCAGCAGCAGCCACAGCAATTACTATAAGCCCGATGGGAGAGAGTAACAAGCCAAATCCTGTTATCAAAGCTGGTAGTATAGTAGTGGCTAAGAATCCAGCAGCCACCAAAAGAGGCCCCATTGCAGCCACAGCAGCAGTAATCCCTATTATCCACTTCTTTTGAGTATCCGATAAGTCTTTAAACCATTGTGTAGCACTTTGGATAGCTGTTATTACATCCTTCATAACCTCTTTAAGATCAAATACTTCCATTATGCCCTTCCCGATCTCAGCGAAAGCCAGAGTAGCATTATCGCCCAATGTAGAGAACACCCCTGCTAGGGTATTAGACTGCTTCGCCATTTGATCTTCAAAGATTCCACCCTCTTGAGACATACTCTTCATAGCCTCTTGTAAGATTTCAAAAGAAATCTTCCCCTCAGAAGCCATTTTAAATATCTCTTCTTTTGCCACACCCATTTTTGTAGCCAGAACATCTATAATAGGAACGCCACGATCTGAAAGCTGCAATAGCTCTTCGGTCATTGCCTTTCCTTTGGCTTTAGCTTTTCCGAATATAGCAGCCATATCACTTAGAGGTACATTAGCACCAGCAGCGACATCACCTAAAAATTTTAACTTACCTAATACTTCATCACCCTGAACTCCAAAAGAAAGTAGCTGTTTAGCAGCCTTTCCTATTCCCTCCATTTGGAAAGGAGTAGAGGCAGCAAAGTTTGTCAGGTCTTTAACCATTGCACTTGCAGCCGTTCCAGAGCCTAGCATAGACTCAAAAGCTACCTCCATAGTCTCTAGCATAGAGGCAGATTTTAACGCAGCACCAGCCAACAATCCTAAAGGAGCAGTTACGCCTATGGTCATGGACTTACCCATAGACGTCATGCTATTGCCCATTTTGGAAATGCTCTTCTGAACTCCTTTTAACTTCTTATCAAAGTCAGAAACATCTGCCCCTAGTCTTACTTTTAAATCTGCTATTGTTGCCATTTAATTTGGTATTGGATTCCAATCAATATTCATCTTTTTACAGTATCTCTTAAATTCTGCTAAAGTGGATAAAGGCCTGATGTCTATTGGTTCATCTGATGGCAGTGGTATCATCTCCTTTCCTGGTGTTAGCTTTATTCGCTTCTGTCGCGGAGCGATTACATTATTATAACTCATGGCCACTAACTCTCTGGTGTGCCTCCATGCCTCTTCTTTGTTGTTCTGATGTGCTATCAAAACAGCATCCAACTCTCTCCAGGATAACCGCCAGAACTCTTCCGGTGTCAATCCAGCTTCACAGGCACTTATCAAAATATTATCCCATGTCAGCTCTACGCTGCTTTGACCTTCGGGCTCTTTTTTTTTGAGCCTTTAGGGGAGCTGTCTGCCATTGACTCAATAGCTTTTACTATCTGATTTTTGTCAAAGTCCTCGTCATCCAGCCAATTACCTACATCAAATGAGGTAAAACTAGCCTCTTCGCCTCGTGTTAAAGCACCCGTTTTAAGTCCTGCCCACAGTAAATCCCTGATCTCAGAGCCCGTTATCTCCAAAGAGTTTAACTTCTCTGGGGATAACATCTCTGTGAAATCTTTGATAGTGCACTTTCTTTCTTCACAAAAAAAAGCAGTCGCGTTAGTACCGAACTTAATCGGCCTAATTTTGCCTCCGATATTAATGGTTATTTCGCCCTTCATTAAGCCACTGTTGTTTTAGTCAGCTCTCCAGTTACTTGCAGCGTACCACTCCATGATGCGACATCATCATTTGCCGTAGTCTGCTCCAGGTCTGAGAGATCCACAGTGCCTGTGTACTTTGTATCTCCACTTGTAGAGGTGGCGAATACGAAGTTAGCACTCTGAGCACTGACAATCATATCGGCAAACTCATCCACTCCAAATGAGCTGGAGTAGTCCATCAATCCTGATATGGATAGACTTGCTGTTCTCATTCCTTTAATATGCTCTGCCCAGTTCCCTGAGTCTTTAGTGGTAGCATCTATCAAATTCTGTGAAATTGATAAGCTGCTCTCCAAACTGTGTGCAATCGGAGTTCCATTTAAGTTAAGGATTACCAGCTGCCCGTTAAATTTAGCCATTGTTTTTGTTTTTAATTGTTAGGACTCTCCGATTATGTGACGAAACCTCAGAGTCCTTACTAATGATGTTCCGTCTTTTTCTTGTCTTACAGCACTGGTAGAATTATCCAGGCTTGTAGTGATGACATAAAAACCATCTCCCGTCAAATCTAAATAATTACCAGCCTTTACATTTATTGTCTGCAATATTTTATTAGCAATGTCATCTCCAGAGTCTATGTCACCATAAGCATTGTTATAATTACTTGCTATTGCAATAGTGATGGTGCACTCTGTTTGATAGTCATCCTTTGCTGATGATTCTACCATCGTGAAATCTTGTATATACATATAGTCCTCATTCGCACTATCATTTACAACCTTATAAAAAGGTATCTGCAAAGAGCCTACAGAGATATTTCCCAAAGCACTATCATAAGCGTTCTTTAATGCCTTCATTGGATCATTCATCCATTTACTATTTTACTTATTCGCTTAATAAATCCCTGCCTATTTTTTTCAAAAGCATAGAATAAATAAGAGTCCAGCTTCTCTATTTTATCTGCATAATGCACATCTGATCCAATCTCTGTTCCCAACCCATCCCGTCTGCTAAATAAAATGCCTATTGATGCTCTGAGCCTACCTGTGTCTATGTGCTTATCTGTTGTCAATTTCTTTTTAGAATCCGTTACAATCTCTTCAGAAGTAGCTGAAACCTCATCTTTTATCCTACCTATTGCCAACAGATTATATCTCTTAATCCTATCAATAGCCTCAGATGTGTTGAGTTGTACCTTTATAGATGGCATTATTTTTTCTTAGTTTTCTTTTTTGCAATTATCACCACCAGCCCCAACTTCGCTGCTCTCTTTGCACAGCTGCTATCCATAGGCTGATTGTCTCCCATTAAATATTTTTTACCTGTTTTACTATCGGTAAATCGTTTTAATACATTCACAGTATTCATATCGTATATAGTTTATAAAAGTTAAGTTTCTGTTGTACTTCCATTGATATAATATCCATAACCTTATCACCACCTTTACGAGCCACATAATTACCAGCAGCAATCATGGCAACAGAATCCACTATGTTCTGGGGTATGTCACTGGATGCAGCACCATATCCGGCCTGGTAAACAACCTCCAGCTCATAGCCATTTACGCTGTCATGGGGAGATGTCCCGGGAGTTACTTCCAATGGATTGGTTATATATAAAAACTTGTCTTTGTTGCCCTGCACATAATAATCAGAGTTCACCGTTAAGGTAACAGACTGATCTAATCGCTTTCGCTTTACAGTAGTGACTGAAATAACAGGAGCAAAGGGTAGGTATATCTTCGCGCCAAATGAATCAAAATAAGCTGTTATCGTCTGAGTAATGAGAGCCCTGTTTAAATATCGCTCCACCATCTGCCTCGCAGATTTAATTACATTCGGTATGATTGCAGCATCATCCTGAGTGAAGTTAGTACTCAGGTTAATCCACCCATGAAACTCTGCCACTGATAACGGCTCTGCTGTTGGCTCTGTAGATATTTTAACTTCGCTTATCACTTCTTAAACTTATGTGCTTTATTGTGTGGGCTGTCCACCAATTCCAGATCCTGCAATATCTTCAATCTCTCTGGTGATACCAATATAACCTCATCAATTTCTACGATACTGCTGTTAGGGTTCTTACTCTCCCCTTTTTGTCCAATGAATGATTTGATGCACTTTGCTTTAACTGCCATGATTTATGTATTTGAATTATAAATTTATTAAATGTTACTATGTCTCGTTCTGCCTGTTCTTTTAAAAAATACAATCTTCTATTCATTAAGCCCCTGAAATATTTTAAGGACTTCTCGCCTCTAATCTTTTGTATTGCGTTTATCCATTGATCTACATCGTCTCTATCTACATACCAGGCAGCATCCTCCAAACATTCCTTTATTCCATTTGTCTCTGTGCTTATAACAGGCACTCCCATTTGTATTGCCTCTGCTGCTATTCTGCCCCAACTCTCTGTTAGTGAAGGCATTAACAATATTTTTGTGCTCTCTAATATCTCTCTGATATTATCATTGTGATCTAATATGGCCACATTTTTAGGCTGCTCTATCTGTTTACCATAAGCACCTTTGACTCCCAGAAATTGCTCATCCTTCATGTTATTGGCTATCCTTCGCAACACCTCCCCACCTTTGTTTTTGTTTAAGTTTATAAGTGTAACATATTTCCCATCTGATTCCCCCTCTTTATATACACACATCGGATGGCATACCACCGAAGGATTGGGATATTTAGGCAAATGAAACGAATTGTTTATAACTCCTATTGATAAATCTCTGGATATTACAGAGAACTTATTCTCATTGTGAGCAATAAATATCAAAGGTTTATTGAGTTTTTTACAGGTGTTTATTGCCAGTCCTGTAGTACCAAGATGTGTAAGAACAATATCCGCCCACTTATAAGCTGGTAGGGCATCATCACCAGAATCCTCTGCTATCAATTTAGTGCTGTGGACAGTACAGGATATATAATCCTGCACCATCCTTTTAGCACCGTCATTTGATAACCACTTAGGTATATGAAACAGTATATTAAGCTGTTCCGTCTCCCAGTGCTGCTGCAAATGTTCCATAAACTAACGCTTTAGGCTGATAAACAACCTGAGTTAATCGCTCTTCTACCAGGATGGTAACATATCCTGCTGTGAAGTTTGATGCGTGTGAGTTTGTGAACGTCATCTCCAGTCCTGATCTCAGAGCTAAAGTGGCTGCTCTCACCAAATCACCTACAAAGAAATCACCATCAGTGACAGCCGTATTAGCCACCACTCTTGCTCCATTGATTATAAGAGGCATTCCTGTAAAGACATTGGGCAGGAGATATCCAGCCTGAGAGTCTTTAGTTAAGATGATATCCTGATAATCATTGGGATGTACCAGAGCAATATTAGGGATGTAATTATCTACCCGAGCTCCTGTTCCAGCAGCAGTAAGAACGTCTATGCTATTAACATTGCTATCTGCAATATTGTCCACATAGGCCTGTGCCTGTAACTTTAAACCGTTTAGATTAGTTCCCGTATTATCACCGTTTAGAATCTGTGCATCCTCTTCCGTCATGATCTTTTCAAAAGCACGTGTACGGATGTAGTTCTCAACAAAATCAGTGTCGTTCATCATCTCTTTAGAGATTGTCAAAAAGGTGTTTATCTTTCTGATTGTCTCATCCTGAGATGTGAGGTCAAAGTCTGATTGTCCTGCTGCCACACCCTCTGCTGTTGTTCCTGCTCCATCGTCATAGGCACTTTCCTTTACCCATCGGATTACATCAGTATTCACTGCTGTGGTGTTCATGAACTCTCTGATATGTACAGGTCTTTCTGCATCATACCATACACCAGGCACTCTGTCTCTGTCTATAACCTCATCTGT